GGAATGAAGGGTCTTTTTGAAGATCATTATGTACACATCCCTGAAGATAAATATGATGTTTTGGAGAGCATGGTCTCCAAACTTGATGAAATGGAAAACAGACTTAACGAACAAATCGAGAAGAACATTTCCCTGAACAAGCGCCTTGGCGAATCTACAGCTGATGGAATTTTCCGCGAAGTCGCTGAAGGTCTTGCTCAGACACAAAAGGAAAAGTTATATTCTCTCGCTGAGGGAGTCGAGTTTGAGGGCGAAGACGCATACCGTGAGAAGCTGGTTACGCTGAAGGAATCTTATTTCCCCAGCAACAAAGCAGCTCAAACATCTAATAAAGCTGAAACCCTTTCTGAAGGTGTCAGTGCTGAGGGCATCGATGTTTCTAACTCGATGGCATCTTATCTGAAAGCCCTTGGAATGGGCCAATAATCAATCCGCAAACACAATCTCCCAACACGAGGTAAACAAGGACAATGTTTAATTCTGAACATTTAATGGAGAAGTGGGCTCCATTGCTCGACGCCGATGGCGCGGGCGCTATTAAAGATTCCCACCGTAGAGCAGTTACCGCCGTTCTTCTTGAGAACCAAGAGCGTTTCCTGCGTGAGCAACATGCCTTTGAAAACGGCAGCTCGATGCTGACCGAAGCCCCCACCAACTCTGGTAACGCTGTTGGTGCTTCTGACGGTTTCACTGGTGGCGCTACCGCTACTGGTCCTGTTGCTGGTTTCGACCCCGTTCTGATCTCGCTGATCAGACGCTCCATGCCTAACCTGGTCGCTTATGAGCTGGCTGGCGTTCAGCCTATGAACGGTCCTACTGGACTGATCTTCGCAATGCGCTCCCGCTACACCGATCAGTCTGGCACCGAGGCATTCTTCAACGAGCCCGACACCACCTTCTCTGCTGGTAACACCCTGGGTCAGGAGACTCAAGGTAACTACAGCGGTCAGGTTGGCGCTGGCGGCACCGTTGGTTTCGGTTCGACTGGTACTCAACTGGGCGACAACCCCCAGATCCTCAACGCTTCTGGCGCTGCTCTGGGTAACAACAGCCAGTACACCACTGGTCAAGGTATGGCGACTGGTGACTCCGAAGCTCTGGGCGACGGCACCAATGGCGATTTCAACGAAATGGCATTCTCGATCGAGAAGGTCACCGTTACCGCCAAGTCCCGTGCTCTGAAAGCTGAGTACTCGCTGGAACTGGCACAAGACCTCAAGGCTATCCACGGTCTGAACGCTGAAGCCGAACTGGCAAACATCCTGTCCAGCGAGATCCTCGCTGAGATCAACCGCGAAGTCATCAGAACCATCTATAAGGTTGCTGAAGCTGGTTCGCAGGTCAATGTTGCTAACCAAGGTTTCTTCAACCTGGATGTTGACTCCAACGGTCGCTGGAGCGTTGAGAAGTTCAAGGGTCTCCTGTTCAACATCGAGAGAGATGCCAATCGCATCGCACAAAGAACTCGTAGAGGGAAGGGTAACATCATCCTGACTTCTGCTGATGTTGCTTCCGCTCTGACCATGGCTGGTGTACTCGATTACACCCCCGCCCTTAACGCCAACCTGCAGGTTGACGACACTGGTAATACCTTCGCTGGTACTATCAACGGCAAGTACAGAGTCTATATCGATCCCTTCTCTGCCAACAGTGCTGCTAACCAGTACTATGTTGTCGGTTACAAGGGTTCCAGCCCCTATGACGCTGGTCTCTTCTACTGCCCTTATGTTCCTCTGCAAATGGTTCGTGCCGTTGGCGAGAACAGCTTCCAGCCCAAGATCGGCTTCAAGACCCGTTATGGTCTTATCGCCAACCCCTTCGCAGAAGGCACCAATCAGGGTATGGGTCGCATCTTCCCCAACACCAACCGCTACTACCAGAGAACGGTTGTTCAAAACCTCATGTGATTCATTCACAACTCAATCAGGAGGGTCTTCGGACCCTCTTTTTTTATGTCTAGGTATAAACTCGTAGGCATAAATTTTTATTGCCAAAATGTTCATTTCAGCACAAAACTAATCTATATACTGTAGAATTATGCGAGGTGGTGAAATGATCCAAACTCCCTCCCAATAGATTATGTGTTACTTTGCATGGAGGAAACATGCACAACATCTTATCTCGCGCTCAGCTCGACGAATGGCGTCATCTTGAGAAAACAATTAACGAACTAGAAATCGAAAACCAAAGGATTAATGACTACTATGAATGTCTTATTGAGTGCGATGCTTTAAATCAAAGTGAATGCAAAAAGGTTTGTAGGAGCATTCTAATGTAATGGACGGGGACCACGAGGTCCCCTTTTTTTGTCTAAATAAGATCATAAGAGTGTCCATAGGACCATGAATCCAGTAATCTTGGTTGGTTGTTTTACACCACTGATTATTCTCTTCATTGTAATGAAACTTGCAGTCTGGATCGAAGCTGTTAATGCTGAGTCGGATTATGTCAGAGAAGAACCTCTTCGCGAACGAGGACCCTTTGTGGCAAACCCATATGAGGATGTTGATGCAGAGGAAGAGGAGTATGGAGATCGCACAGACTATCGATGAAGCGATTAGTGAATACTATTCGCTTCAAGGATTGCCAGTTCCTAACTGGAAAAGACAAAAAGATCCACAGTGGTGGATAGATTACCTTAGAGAATTGGGATTAGACGAGAACAATCAATGACAAACAGTTTTTACTCAAAACAAATTCAGAACAGGAACTATCTGTCTCCTACTGGATTTAAGTTTACCCTTGCTAAGACCCCAAAGGTAGACTTCTTTTCTAATAGCGCAAAGTTACCTAGCATTGAGTTAGGTTCTATTGGTGTAGGTAACTATCTGAAAGAAGTTCCTATTCCTGGAGATACCATTGCATTTGAAGATCTCACTCTACAGTTTCTTGTAGATGAGAACATGGAAAACTATATGGAGATCCATAACTGGATCTACGGTCTGGGATATCCCAAATCTCTACAACAGTTCAGAGATCTTGTGGATGATAGAGGTTCTGTAGAAAATGGTCAGCAGTTTAGTGACGGAACACTCGCTATTCTGAACAGTAACTATAACCCCATGATCTATGTAAAGTTCACTGACATGTTCCCAATTTCACTGTCATCTTTGGAATTTACTGCCAGTGAAAACGATTATACATACTTTACAGCAACAGTGACTTTTAAGTATCTGTTGTATGAGATCTTCGATACTCAATTTAATCTATTGTAATGAACTTAGAAACTATACAAAGTATGTGGGAGAAAGACTCACAGATTGACAAATTTAATATTCATGACGAATCTGCAAAGATTCCGTCGCTACACGCTAAGTATTTCGACATTTACAATACGATTAAACTTCTGAGAGAGAAAGCCCAGGCACAAGACTCTACGGTAAGGTTAGAAAGATATAACTACTACACGGGCAAAGCATCACCAGAAGTTTATGAGGATGATCCCTTTCCATACAAGGTTAGGGAGAAAGATGCCATCCAGAGACACATGGCAGCAGATGAAAAGATTCAGACAATCGAACTGAAGATTAAGTATTACAATGTGATGCTTACATATCTAGAAGATATCATTAAACAAATCAATAATAGAAGCTTCATGCTCAAGAATATTATTGATTGGAACAATTGGCAAAGAGTCGCAGGTTAATTATGAAAAATTTATTTCTCGCCGCATTGTTGGCGTTGACTCCCGCGTCTGCATTAGCAGATCATAAGGAGGGACATATTAAAGGATACAACACCATGGATTCTATGGGTTGTATGCTTCTTCGCGAGTGTACCAAAGGTGTTGAAGAAGTATTTTCTTTATTAGACATTTCTTCTAAGTATTCCAATACAGAAGAGTTCACACCAATGGCAGCAGAGTTTAATAGTATGCTCTCGTCACTTAATCAGATCGGCACTCAAGTATTCCTTGCAGACGATAAGTATTTTCCACCAGGACATCGTGGTGTGTACCACACCGTGAGCAATAACTTCTTTTTAAATAAGAATTATATGAGTAATCCTGGCACGCTAATGAAAGTGATGCGCCATGAAGGATGGCACGCTGCTCAAGATTGCATGGCAGGAAGTATTAAGAATAATTTGATTGCTATCATTCATAATGAGGAAGATGTTCCTATGATCTGGCGGGTGATGGCAGAGCGTACATATCCAGCAAGTGCTGTGCCTTGGGAAGCAGAAGCAGCATGGGCAGGTTATACCGAGGGTATGACAATGAAAGCACTACAAGCATGTGCCAATGGAAAAATGTGGGAGGCATATAAACCCACACCATTGACTGAAAAATGGTTAAAAGAAGAGGGATTTATCAAATGATTTACATGTTCACAAAAGAATCTTGCGGTCCTTGTGGATTGGTTAAAAGATATATCAATGCATTAAAAGATGACCGTAAGGATCAGATTACTGAGGTATACCTAGAAGACTTTAGTGATGAACCAATTCCAGAAGAGAACCTTGCCCTTGCTAAGAAGTATGGCGTAACTGCAACTCCTGTTCTGATCGTTACTGATGAAAATGGAGAACTGTTAGAAACATACACAGGTGGTCTACCGATCACGCAGAACATTAGAAAAGTGTACAACAAGTATATTCCGAATGAGTAAGATCGTAATTTCTAAGAAGAACGAAGTATTTCTCAAGATTGAAGCAGAACCTCATGTGTATCACGAGTTGTCTGATCAGTTTACCTTTGATGTTGAGGGTGCAAAATTTATGCCTCAGTATAGAAAAAGATACTGGGACGGAAAGATTCGCCTCTTTAATATGCAGACTGGTGAGATTTATGTAGGTCTCTTAGATAAAGTAGTCTCTTTCTGTAAGAGATACAAATACGAATACACATTCGAGAACAATAAGTTCTACGGACTACCATTCGAGTCCAATGATATGATCTCTGAGGAGGGTGTCAAAGATTACATGACATCAATCTCTAGACATGCTCCTAGGGATTATCAAATTGAGGGTGTATACGATGCTCTGAAACACAATAGAAGACTATTGATAAGCCCAACAGCCTCTGGCAAATCTTTGATGATTTACTCAATCGTGAGGTACTTTGCAGAGCATAAGAAAAATATTCTTGTAGTTGTTCCAACGACATCTCTGGTAGAGCAGATGTATAAGGACTTTGAAGACTATGGTTGGGATGTTGAGTCATACTGCCACAAAGTATATGCTGGTCGTGAGCGTGAAGCATCTGCACCAGTAGTAATTACCACCTGGCAATCTATCTATAAATTAGAAAGAAAATACTTTGAACGATTTGACTGTGTAATCGGAGATGAAGCACATCAGTTCAAGTCAAAGTCTCTGATTGGTATCATGACTAAGTTGCATCATGCAAAGTACAGGTATGGATTTACTGGTACTCTGGATGGTACACAGACTCATAAGTTAGTGCTGGAAGGTCTCTTTGGTCCATCATATAAGATCATCAGAACAGATGAACTGATGGAAAAGGGATACTTAGCAACATTAAATGCAAAAATTATTTTATTAACTCATGGAAAAAACCCGTTTTCGGCGTATGAGGAGGAAATCCAGTACCTCATCAAGCACGATCAGCGAAACAAGTTTATTAAGAATTTGGCGTTAGATCTTAAGGGAAATACCTTGGTTCTCTTCTCTCGGGTAGAAGACCATGGAAAGGTATTATACGAAATGATAAATAGTTCGGTAGATGAAAACCGAAAAGTATTCTTCATCCACGGGGGTGTGGATGTTGAAAATAGAGAACTCGCTCGCTCTATCACAGAAACTCAAGACAGTGCCATTATTGTAGCGTCTTACGGAACATTCAGCACTGGCATCAATATTAAAAATCTTCATAATGTAATCTTCGCATCCCCATCTAAATCAAGAATTAGAAACCTCCAAAGTATTGGTAGAGTTTTGAGGAAGGGGAATAACAAATTTAAAGCAACTCTATACGATATTGCAGATGATTGCTCCAGTAAGGTGAGAAAAAACTATACACTCAATCATCTTATTGAAAGGATAAAAATTTACAACGAAGAAAACTTTAATTATGAGATTATAAAAGTTAATCTAAAGAGTAAAAATGAATGACGAACTAAACTTTTACTGCGTACTAAAACTAGTATCTGGTGAAGAACTAATATCAGAAATTATCATTGATGATAACGAGGACAATCCCTTCATTATCTTACAGACACCTCTTAAAGTGGAAACGGTTCACAGAGGTCCTACGGGATATATGAAATTAGTCCCTTGGATGTCAGTTCCAGATGACGATATTTTCTTTATCAAACCAGATAAAGTCATCACCATGACGGAGCTTCCTGCAGATCATGAAATGGTAGATGCTTATTTACATTACAATCTCCAAAAAGAATTCTATTCAGAAGGAGATAAAAAGGTTAAAGTAAGTAAAAAGATGGGATATGTTAGTAGTGTAGATGACGCTCGTACAAATCTAGAAAAAATCTTCAACACCGCAAATGATACTGTTTCTGGAATTGCTACTCATGTATAAGTAAAAGCTTCAAAGCTATTACTTCTCTTGAACCCTCACAAGGAGGATTATACTGAGATTTTGATACCTTGTCAAGCCCATGACAGATTCTTATCTTTGTGTTATAATTTGTACAGTTAAACAGATGTTCCATGCCTAGGAAGAGATCTGACCATTATGTAAATAATAAAGAACTTCTGGAGGCAATGGTTGTCTATCGGAAGAAGTGTGCTATTGCGAAAGAGAAAGATCTTCCACCTCCTCCAATTGGAAATTATCTTGGAGAGTGTTTTCTGAAGATTGCAACACACCTCTCATACAAACCGAACTTCGTGAACTACATGTTCCGAGAGGATATGATCGGTGATGGAATTGAGAACTGCGTTCAGTATATACATAACTTTGATCCTGAGAAATCCAATAACCCATTTGCTTATTTCACCCAGATCATTTATTATGCGTTCCTTCGTAGGATCCAAAAGGAGAAAAAGCAGTTGGAAATCAAGACAAAGATTATTGAAAGAACTGGATACGATCAGGTAATGGTCGTTGAAGAGGGTGCATCGGGATCTGCTTCCGACTATAATTCCATTAAAGATAATATTCAATATAGACTGAATCGATGAAAGTCGCTATTATTACTGATCAGCACTTTGGATGTCGGAAGGGTAGTAAGTTATTCCACGACTACTTCCTGAAGTTCTATGAAACAGTATTTTTCCCAACCCTACAGAGGGAAGGCATTACCACGGTCATCGACATGGGCGATACTTTTGACAATCGCCGCTCGATTGATCTTTGGTCTCTGGAGTGGGCTAAGAAGAATTACTACGACAATCTCAGAGATCTTGGTATTAATGTTTACACCGTTGTGGGTAATCATACTGCCTACTACAAAAACAATAACAACATTAACACTGTCGATCTATTATTACGAGAGTATAATAATATTACTCTTATACAAGATTGTGCAGAGTATACCCTTGATAAGACGAAGTTTCTTTTTCTGGGGTGGATGAATACTGAGAACCAAGATAAGGTTCTGAAGAAGATTAAATCATCTAAGGCAAAGGTTGCAGTAGGTCACCTAGAACTGAATGGATTTGCTGCTTATCGCGGATTCACTCAAGATAGAGGTAACGATCCAGAGATCTTTGAGAAGTTTGATAGAGTCTTCAGCGGTCACTATCATACTCGCAGCAGCGATGGTAAGATTTTCTACCTTGGAAATCCATATGAAATGTATTGGAACGATGTAGAGGACCCCAGAGGTTTCCATATCTTTGATACCGATACTTATGAATTGACACCAATCAACAATCCTTACAGGATGTTCTACAACATCTATTATGAGGATACTCCATATCAAATGTTTGATGCTAGAGAGTATGCTGGTAAGATCGTAAAACTGATTGTTCGTAAGAAGTCCAGTCCAAAAGACTTTGAGAAGTTCATCGACAAACTCCATACCGTAGGTGTAGAAGAGTTAAAGGTCATTGAGAACTTTGATTACAATCAAGGATGGGTTCACTCGGAAGACTTTGAGGCAGAGGAAGAAGAAAATACCATTGCTATCCTACACAGATACATAGAAGAATCTGATGTAGAACTGGACAAGTCTAGAGTTAAAGAAATGATCGGAACCCTTTACAGGCAAGCATGTGAGGTAGAGTAATGTATTTGCTCACTGAAGAAGGCAAAAGAGAAGGTGCCTATGCAGTAAAAGATTTTGCTGGTGATAGGGTTCTCTTCCTCTTTGAGCAAGAGGATGATGCTGAGCGTTATGCCATGCAACTGGAAGATAACGAGGGCGTAGAGATGGAAGTAGTTGAGGTTGACGAAGAAGTTGCAATAAAAGCGTGTGAGGTGTATAATTACAAATATACTGTCATCACTGCCGATGACATCGTGATCCCCCCTGAACAAGAGCATGATTCTCTTCAAGAAGATTAAATGGAAGAACTTTTTATCCACTGGAGATCAGTGGACGGAGATGAATCTAAACACTCATGGCACTACTCTTATTGTGGGTACTAATGGAGCTGGTAAATCCACTGTTCTGGATGCACTTTGCTTTGTTCTTTTTAATAAGCCTTATCGTAAGATCAACAAACCGCAGTTAGTTAACACTGCCAATGATAAAGGATGTCTTGTAGAGATTGAATTTTCAGTTGGTCCTAAAGACTATATCGTTCGTCGTGGCATCAAACCGAATGTGTTTGATATCATTGTCGATGGTGAGATGCGTAATAAGGAAGCAGATGATCGCGCTAATCAAAAGATTCTAGAAGATAATATTCTCAAACTGAACTATAAGTCTTTTACTCAGATTGTCATTTTGGGTAGCAGCAACTTTGTTCCGTTCATGCAGTTGACTCAGGCGAACCGTAGAGAGGTCATTGAGGACCTCCTGGATATCCGTATCTTCTCTGCTATGAATAGTCTCATCAAGGAGCAGATTCGTAAGCATAAGGAAGCAGTTAAGGCTCTTGAGTATAAGAAATCTGCTTCTAAGGATAAAGTTCGTATGCAAGAAGAGTTTATCCTGGATATTGAAACTAGAGGTAAAGATAATATTAAGGAGAAGGAAGGTAAGATCGATAGTATCTCTGTAGAGATTGATACTCTTATGCAGAAGAATGAAACTCTCGATCAGGAAATGGTAACACTTTCTAAGAATCTTGATGAAGTATCTGGTGCTACAGACAAACTCAAGAAACTTGGTAATCTCAAAGGCAAGATTTCCCAAAAGGTATCTACAATTACTAAAGAGCATAAGTTCTTTACAGAGAATACGGTATGCCCTACCTGCACACAGTCTATTGAAGAGACCTTCAGACTAAATAAAATTAGCGACGCTCAAAATAGAGCCAAGGAACTCAACGAAGGTTTTAAACAACTGGAGGAGTCGATAAAGGAAGAAGAAGATCGAGAGCGTCTCTTTAAAACCTTATCAAAGGAGATTACTGACCTCACGCATGGCATTTCTCAAAACAATACTAGAATTTCTGGACTGCAGCGACAGTCAAGAGATTTACAATCGGAAATTCAAACTCTTACCGATCAGCTACAAAACAGAAATTCTGAACATGAGAAACTAGAGCAGTACAAAGGAGAACTTCAGACTGTATTCGATAGTCTTGCTTCCAAAAAAGAGGAGATAAATTACAATGATTTTGCTTACTCATTGTTAAAAGACGGCGGAGTAAAAGCAAAGATAATCAAAAAATATCTCCCTTTGATTAACCAGCAGGTGAATCGTTACTTACAGATGATGGATTTTTACATCAACTTCCATCTAGACGAAGAGTTTAACGAAACGATTCAAAATCCAATCCACGACAAGTTCTCCTATTCATCTTTTTCGGAGGGCGAAAAAATGAGAATCGACCTGGCGCTTCTCTTCACATGGAGAGAAGTTGCTAGGTTCAAAAACTCAGCGAACACAAACCTTCTTATTATGGACGAAGTGTTCGATAGTTCTCTCGATGGGTTTGGCACAGACGAATTCCTAAAGATCATTCGTTATGTCATTAAAGACGCAAATGTCTTTGTCATCTCCCATAAGCAGGACATGCTAGACAAGTTCAATACTGTGATAGAATTCAGGAAGCAAGGAGGATTCTCGTACAAGTCCGAGAAAAGCGCAGTAGAACAATGAACACCCCAAACTGGCAACACCATTCTAAGAAGGACCAAAAGCGTCGCTTAAAACCACAGGCATTACGCCAGGCGAAAGCGAGGCTAAGACAGTTTAAAAAGCGGTACACTAAGACCTCCGACCAGCGTCGGGGGTTTTATAATAGGTACATACGAGACGAGATCCATGCTTCATGACATCAAGGGCAAACTCGCCCGACTGCTTGCCACCGAGAACCTTATTGTAGAGCACAAGCGGGTAGAGACTGCATCCTTCAATGTCCACAGTCGCGTCTTGATTCTTCCTATCTGGAAGATTGCTAGTTCGACTGTCTATGATCTTCTTGTCTCGCATGAGGTGGGACATGCTTTGTTCACCCCAGACCGTGACTGGATGTGCGAAGAAAAATATCGTGAGGCACCTCATCAGTTCGTAAACATCATTGAAGATGCTCGTATCGAAAAACTGATGAAGCGTAAGTTCGCTGGTCTTGCCAAGACTTTCTATCGTGGATATCAGGAATTGCAGGACGAGGACTTCTTTTGTCTCGGTGATGATGATCTGTCTACCTACAGTTTTCCCGATCGTGTGAACCTTTGGTTTAAGGTCGGCAATCATACTCAGGTTCCGATTGATCGTGGTCAGGAGACGGATATCATCAATGAGATTGCCGCTGCTGAGACCTTTGATCAGGTTCTAGAACTTTCTATCAAACTCAAAGACTTCTGTCAGCAGAAGCAAGAGGAAAAGTCTTACGAACTTCCTGCTCCCCAACAGTCAGAGTCTGGTGGTTCTGAGACTGTTGAGGAAGAGACTCCTAGCGACTCCACCCCAGAGACCACTGAGAACCGTCAGGAAGACGCTCCAGAGACTGAGGAGGGTGAAGGTACTGAAGAGAAAGAACAGTCCCCCCAGGGCGGTCATAGCGATGAGTTTGAAACTCAGACTATGGATGCTCTAGAAGAAAAACTGAAAGAACTTGCAGAGATGCAGGGTGTCGAAAGCACTTATGTGGAAGTTCCTAAGGTTAATAGTGAGAGTGTTATTGCTCAGAACAAGGATATTCGTGATGTCCTTGCTACTTTCTGGGCAGCACAACAGCAGCAAAAAAATGCTGACCGTGAAGAGTATGGTCTTGAACCCGTAGATCTTTTTGAGAAGGTGGATTCTGAGTACAATTCTTACAAGAAGTCTGCTAACCAGGAAGTCAACTATCTGGTAAAAGAGTTCGAGTGTCGTAAGACTGCTGATGCATATTCTCGCTCGGCAGTTTCTAGGACTGGTATTCTGGATTGCACTAAACTCCACACTTACAAGTACAATGAGGATCTTTTTAAGAAGATTACTGTCACCCCTGACGGTAAAAACCATGGTCTGATCTTTGTTCTTGACTGGTCGGGATCTATGGAGCGTGTCCTCCTGGACAGTGTTAAGCAAATTATGAACCTTGTATGGTTCTGCAAGAAGGTTGGAATTCCCTTCGATGTGTATGCATTTACTAACGAATGGTTCCACAACCGTGATGGTGTACTCCCTCCCCAGAAATGTGAACTCAAAGAGAATGAACTTCATGTCTCTGATGACTTTGCAATGATGAACTTCCTCAGCAGCAAGTCAACTCACTTTGAGGATGACATGCGTAATCTCTTCAGACTCGCCTTCTACTTCTCTTCCTGGCGTAGTGGTCCTGACTTCAGTGTTCCCTGGCGTCTTAACCTGTCAGGCACTCCGTTGAATGAGGCAGTCGTTTCTCTTCATACTATTCTTCCTGAATTCAAGAAGAGTTCGGGTGCTCAGAAAGTTCAATGCATCGTATTCACTGATGGTGAGGCACCTCCTATCCCCCTGAACCGTGTCGTTAAGCGTTCATGGGAGCAAGAACCATACATGGGTCGTGGACATGTCCGTCCTGGATCCTTCCTGAGGAATCGCAAAACTGGCACTGTGACTCGTTTTGATGGTCAATATCAGGACTTCACTAAGAGTCTGCTGGACCATCTTTCTGAGACCTATCCAGACTTGAATGTGATTGGGTTCAGGATTGTCGAATCTCGTGATGCAGGAGCATTCATTCGTAGGTACATTTCTGGATACGATGAAGTCGAAAAGGTAATGAAAAAGTGGAGGAAACTTCGTTCGTTTACTCTCTCCAATACTGGTTATCTGAAGTACTTTGCCCTGTCCAGCACTGAACTTTCAAAGGACACTGAGTTTGATGTGGACGATGGCGCTACCAAAACTCAGATTCGGAATGCCTTCAAAAAATCTCTTTCGTCTAAGAAGGTTAATAAAAAGATTCTCAGTG